GAGGTTCGCGATGCGGGAGACCTTGTCGAAGAGGGTGTCTCTTATTGGCCAACAAAGATGCTTACAGGGAAGGGTGCGGCAGGGGTAGCTGCAGAAAAGGCGGAGGGGGCAGCCGAAGAGGCTGTTTCAAGAATGAAAGAGGGGATTGAGGATAAGGAGTTCAAGGATTTGTACCCTGGAGAAGAGCTTCAAGACATGGTCAAGGGAAAACCGACGCCACGAGCGGCATCACGCGGGTCTGGCCCCGTAGATGTTCGGGGTACAACCGGTGGCGGCGCGGGGCCCGTCAGGGCCGCCCTGGGCAAGGCGATGGAAGCGGCCCGGTCTGCTGGTGAAGCGGCGGTCGCAAAGGGAATTGCGAGAATCCTGTCTGAACTGGGGGACTGATGGCTGACGCCCTAAAAGAAAAGAGGCAGGGCCTGGCCAAGAAGTTTTGGCTTCAACGGGCTTCTTCCTCTATGAAGAAGAAGGGCACCGAGGGTGAGTTTACCGCAAAGGCGAAGCGTGCTGGCTTTACCAAGAAAGACGGCAGTGGAGATGCGCAGGCATACGCTCGACACGTGTTGGCAAACAAAGATGACTTCGACGGAGAGACCATAAAGCAGGCACAGTTTGCGTTGAATATGGGCAAGATGGCGAAGAAAAAGGAAGAGTAGATATGGCGCTTACCCACCAACAGATACAGGGAATCATAAAGACCCACCAGGCGAAGGCCGGTGGGGAGCGCCAGAGGTGGGACTCATGGCGCCGATGGTATTTGGGTGAGTATTGGCAGAAGGATACCGACGCCCCGTCCGGCGCGTTCTCTGGAGAGGCAGGCACTGATGACGATGACGTCAACTTTGAGACCAACTATCCGTATGCCTATATAGATACGATGGTTGCAAATGTTTGTCCGACCAACCCCAAGGTCACGATAACGGCCAGGCGGAAGGAAAACGCAGAGCAGGCTCGAGTCAGAGAGGCTCTGGTTAACGACGTGTTCTACCGCCAGAGCCTGCATGCGGATTTGTGGAATCTGTGCATTAGTGCCGCCATTTGTGGCCGTGCGTTTATAAAGTCGGTTTGGAACTTCAAGAGGTCTACGGTTGAGTACTTGAATGTCGACCCGCGCTATGTGTTCTTTGACATGTCTGCTACGCGCTTTGAGGACATTCGATACCTGGTTGAGGTTACCGTTTTAACAAAGGCGGAGTTTAAGAAGAGGATCAAAAAACCAGGCAAGAAGGGCGGATTTTACGGCAGGTCTGTAGCAAATGAGGTGTCATACGGCGGATATCCAAGTTGGCTAAAGGATGTCACCGGCAACCAAAGCATGGTGAATAACGCATCAAGAGACGTGTACAATTGGGTTACGGTGTATGAGTTCTATGATTTTGAGAACGATAAGTACTACCATCTACTAGAGGGCGAGCAAGAGCCCTTGTTTGTTGGTCAGCTCCCGTATGCCTATCTAAAGAATCCGTTTGTGATGCTGCAGTTCAATTACAACATGAAGGACCTGGCGGGGCTTTCCGACATCGCGCTTATTTCTAGCTTGCAGCAGCGATTGAATGAGCTGGATACGCTTGAACTGTGGCATGCGCAGACATCTATTCCGGTGACGTTGATTCAGAGCGGTCTGGTCGATAATCCAGAGATGGTGAAGACGGCAATTCGAGACGCAAACGAGCCCGGCTCCGTGGTTAATGTGCAGGGAAAGTCAGACGTGCCGCTACGTGATTTGTTTGGCGCCACCCCCCAGCCAGGCCTGACCCCCAGCTTTGATAAGATGCGAGCTCGAGCACAGCAGGTAATTGAGTTTGTTTTGGGCGTGCCGCAGTATTCTCGTGGTGTTGTGGGTGTGACGGATGTGGCGACAGAGGTTGCACTGGCAGATTCAGCCACAAGAACTAGAAATGGCCGTAGAATCAAGGCTGTTAATGATGTCATTGTTAGTTTGTCTAAAAATACAATATCCTTATTTGAAGAGTTTCTTGACCCATCCAGTGAGCTCCCGTCCCGTGTGGGAGATACGCAAGAGACCGTGGTAATAACAAAGACATCTATGGGCCCCGCCTCTCTGGGGGGCTATGACTACGATTATGAGTCCGCGGCTTATTCCCCGGCAGAAAATAACAAGTTGGCCCAGCTGCGTAATCTGCAGTCGTTTTTGCCTATATTGGCGCAATCCCCCATGGTGGACAAGAACCGCCTTATTGCCAAGCTGTTGGACTTGCTGAGCATGCGGGACATTATGGTGTCTCCAGAGGCCTTGGAGGCCGCCAAGGCGCAGGCGCAGGGCGCCCCACAGCCCGGCGCAGCTGTATTGAATCAAGCGTCACCGGATACAATCGCCACAGGCGGAATGCCGCCAGGCGTCGAGCCCCCACCAATGCCCCTGGATGGCGGTGGCGCTGGCAATACTTTACCCAATGAGCTTCGTGGAATGTAGGAGCAGTAATGGCTGGCGACGAAAGAGAAAGCCCCCCTGAGATCTTTAGGATACGCGACACCAGGCGGCGTTTGGCGCGGGAGCTTTCTGACCCATATGCCCGCGGAATGGCGTTCCCCACTGCAGCCCAGGAGAACCCCGCCCTAAGGCCATCGGCGGATAACCCGCGCGAGCATCTCCCCACCGGGGCTGCTGCACAGTGGGAGATTTCCAATGTATTGGACCGAGGGTCATTTGGAGATACAAGGCCAGAGAAGGCCGAAGAGGACGCTCGGGCCCATGCGTTTGGGTATGAGTCCAGAAAGGCTCATCCAGACCTATTAAGAACAATGGCGCCTGTTGGCCGACCCGATACCGGCCTGCCACGAGAAGAATGGGCCCAGATGGAGCTGGACGAGAGAGTGTCTGGGGAAGGAGGCGGGGAGGAAAGGTACGAAGATGACTATTCTGATCATTGGAGAAGAGGGCGCGCGCGTGAATTTAATAGATGGATGGCGGCAGAGGGGCGCTCACCAAGAGCCTTGAGTGATGTTGAGCAGGAGTACTTGGATGTTGAGCAGAGGCCGGATGTGCACGTTGCAAAGCGACGGTTTTTAGAAAAATTCTATGACATTGGCCCTGATGTTATTGAGTATGCAGAAAGATACAAAGCGGGGGTAAATCGGGAGGGATTAGGTGACCCAGAAAGGATAGAGTCTCTTTTATCGGATCACATTAATTTCTTGAGAGAACAAGCACTCGGGATTCATGATGACCCCGAGCTCCTGGACCTTCATGACCCATGGCATTTCGGAATGACGAATCCGCCCTGGTATGAAGAGGACTATAAATAATGCCATTCTATGACACGAGATGCACGAAGGGCTGTGGTCAGTTTTCTGACGTGTTCTGTCTATTGGATGATTTGGACGACTTGCGTTGCAGTGAGTGTGGTTCTGCTGTTGTGAGGCTGATTGGCCCTGTCGCTACGATTGGCCCAATGCCGTCAAAGCCTTATGCGTTTGATCAAATTGGCCGTACATTTGAGAGCAATTCTCAATGGCGCGACTACCAGCGCGAGCATCCAGAGGCAAAAGTTGTTTCGAAGGATAGCGCACATTATCGGAATTTCTATGATGGCATTAAAAACCACTGTAACGACAGCGCGCGGAAACAGGGGTTTGCCGATCATGAAGACCGAACCAAAAAATTGAAGGAAAAGCGGAACGCCCGTGGGAATTGACTTTGCGTTTGTGATACTGTATGTGGCAACAGGAGGGGGTAATGCCCTATGAGACGGACATGAAAGAAGAAGAAGGCGCCAAAGAGGGTGGAGAAAAGAAGGAATACACCCACGAAGAGATGATGGAATACATCATCAATGAAGTGAAGACCGTCGAGCAGTTCCAGGCCGCGCTCGAGGAGCATGGATGGTCATTGACCGGCCCAGAGGAAGGCGAAGAGGAAGAAGAGGGCCCCCCAACTGACCATGAGTCGATTGAAAAAGAACTGGGCATGAATGTGCGCCCAACAAAAATGGCTGTTATCCGAATCTCGTCCGCTAGAAAGGCCTTGAACCAGGCGAGGCGAAAATAATGTCTGAACTTCCCGCTGTTTCAGAAGGAGTCGCTTCTGCCGAAGCCATTGATACTTCTTCTCCTGCGATGGGCGATACTGCAGATTCGCCCTCGGCTGAAACAGAAGCGGCTTCTTCTTCAGAAGAACCAACAACACAAGAAGCGGCAGTAGATTCGCCATTGGCGGAGTCTGTACCAGAACAGCCGGTGCTTCCCGAGTTTGATTTTGAAACGTGGGGAGGAAAGATAGGCGATCTACCTGAGATGTACCGGCCGGCAGGAGCCAAGCTCGAGGGCTATTACAACGATAGGCTGTCTGGTGTAAATACCGAGATGTCGGGCATTTCTACAGAGCTAGAGCAGATGCGTCAGCTGAATGACGCTTTGTTGTTGGGTGGTGAAGACCCCCGGGTAGAGCAATATCAGGGTGAGATGAAAGCCATCCAGCAGAAGCTTGAAGGGCTCGAAAGGGAGTATGGCGATTATCGCAAGCAGATTGATGCGTGGGTAGAGAGTGACGCGCAGCAATATGCGGACACCTTCAAGTCAAAGCATGCAGATTTTTTTGAAAACGAAGAGATGGCCGCGCAGCTCGTAGCTCTTATTGAGCAGGACTGGGATCCCGAGCAGGCGGTTAGGCTCCTCACACTTGGCGGGCAGGCTATGGAGGTTGCTAAAAAGGCAAAATCCGATGGTGTGCCCGACAGTTACGCGATTCGGTTGGCAGAATCCGCAGTACGGCCCGCGCCGGCTGCGGCTCCTCGTCCTGGTGCGAAGATAACCTCTGGAGCCACCGTTAGCTCAACTCCTAACCAGGAGCAAATGAGCTTGCACGAAGCGTCCACTCTGGACGATAAGAGATTGATTGTGGCTCGTAGAGCAATAAAACAAGCACAAAAAGGGAGGTAGCGAATGCCTACCGTTGGAACCGGGATTAGTCCCGATGTTTTGGCTACGGCTCTACAAGAGCTTATGCCCGCCTATTCAGAACTGTTTTCCAAATGGCATCCAGTTCTTGATAGAATTATTAACAAAGGCAATATGGACCGCAGCACGCTCAAGGGACCGTTCCGAGAGTTTGCCGTGGTTACCGGCGGCCCGGGACAGGTGACTCAAATTGTCACCGGCTCCGAGGTTGTTGCTGGTGGCCGTAACCAGAATGCCTATCGTGGTGATACATATGCGCCTCGTCTTATCTATGCGTTCGACGTGCCCGGCAAGGACCTGGCGGAAGCGAATGGCGAGATGGACCTGGCTCGTATTATTCAGCACTACCCAGAGCTGGCGTTGTCGGACTTCCATGAGCGAATTGCAGAGCAGTTTGCCCAGGGAACCGGGACCGGCGTTGGTGGTTTTGTGACGCTTAATGGCGACACAACCTATTCCCCCAACGGCGCCGCCAGGCAGGGGCCGATCCGCTTTGAGAGCAGGGTGGCCCAAGAGGCGGCCGGCGTTTCAAGGTTTGGCCTTGATTCTGGAACCGTCAGCGGCTGGTACAACCAGTGGGCGGATGTTCCTGCTGCAGGCTTTGCGGCATCAAATGGTCGTAGCATTATGCGCGATGTGTACTTCAAGTGTGCTCGTCAAATGAAGACGATGGGCCCAGTTGACCTGATGTTGGGCGATGAGGCCTCTTATTTGAACTATCTCGATAGTTTGGATACGCAGGTTCGTATCATCTCTGAAACCACAAAGGGTGGCGATAGGGCTCCCAAGCAGGTTCGTCAGGGCATTAAGTTCCTCGACGCGGACTTCTACCTTGAAGATTCGATTGACATCTCCAACGCCGTTTGGGGAGCAGCTGCTACAGATGGAGTTATCTACTACCTGAACACTGCTGTATGGTTTGCATACACTCTGGGCCACAATGCGAGTAGAGAGACGAAGGGCGACTTCGCCGTTCGTGGACCTTTCCGTATTCCAGAGCAAGACCTGTTCAGGTATGAAATTGTCCTGAACATGGGCATTCACACCAACCAACTTCGTGCTAACGGTGCCGTCACCGGCAGCGCAGTGCCATAAAGGGGGTTCAACATGTCTGGATTTACAACTGCGGCAGGAATTAGCTACAGTACAGTTACAACAACCCAACAGGCGCCTTTGGGGTTTACGTTGGTTGTTCCCACTCCCAACACAGGAAACAATACGTGGATTTACGTTTTCAACGATGAGCCTGCAGATTCTTTCCTTCAAGGGATGCTTATTCAGCGTGACTTGGTTACGCTTACATACGACGGAATTATCAGCACGGGCGCAATTTCTCCGCAGCGCATTATGGGCGTTGCCCAGCATACGATTGCGGCGGGATCTTACGGCTTCATTCTTCGGGATGGAATTGGTCAGATCTTATGCGACGGAAACGTGTCACAAAACACGGCCGTTTGCCCAGACGCAAACGCAGGGCAGGCCACCGACACTGGGGGACCCACAGCAGCGGCCCTTGGCGTCGCCCTTGCCAATGATGCAGGAGCCGCCACCAAGGTTGCTGCTAGAATCTTCTGCGTAGGCTAACTTGCGAAACCCCTCGGCGGGGAAAGTAACATTGGGGCGGGAGGCTGAAATCTTCCCGCCCTTTTTAATGAGGTGAGTTATGAACTTGAAGGACATTCGGGACGCCATGTACGCCCAGGCCGACTATGGGCCAAAGAACAGCACAGCGGCCGATTCTCGAATGGATGCCTTCATAAACAGGGCCTATAATTTGATTGCCCTTGAGGCCCCCTTTCTTTTCTTTGAAGATACTCTTCGTTTTGCTACTGAACCAGACGCACTTACAACGGTGGTTCAGGACACCATTACCTTTGTGGCCGAGTCAGACGCCGCTGTGCCCAACGCCAACTCATGGGTTGTAGAGCAGAACAACATTGGCACTGCCGGCCTTTTAACCTGGCCAACAGACAGGAGCTGGGATGGCCGCGTTATTGAAATACAAGACGCGGATGGCGTTTGGCATAGGAATGTTATTCGAACGGTATGGCAGTTGGTTCGACTGCCGCCGCCCAATCGGATATTCATGTCATTTTTAATGCCGTGGGACACACAAAACTACACGGCCGGGCCGTTCAAATACAAGGTTTACACAGAGGAATATTCGCTTCCAGACGACATTATTGAAGTGCACAGCACTAGGCTGTGGAAGACGAACAACTCTTGGCCCCTGCATGTATTGGGGCAAGATGACGCCGAGCGCCAAAACATACTGGACAAGCACACGGACCTGGCAAAGGGCATTCCAAGGGTTGTTTTTCGCCGCACGCATTATCAGATGCCCGCCCCCGCCGTTCCTCCCGCGGTGGAGCAGTGGAAAGTTTCACAGCCAACGCCTCATGGGTGGGTTGGTCCGGAGCCAGCTGGCACATTTGAGTATAAGATTACCTATTGCTGGGGAGCTCGCGATATATGGTTCAGGAACCCCGGGCCCGCGCACTGGGGGTACAACGCCATTGACCCCGTTAACCAGGTTGGCAGTGCTTGGGACGACATTGGCGCTTCTGACAGGTGGGGAAAGCAGCGATATAGAGAGCCCCGGTGGGAGTCTGCTCCAAGCACTGTGACGGCGCAGGTTTCTTCCACCAACTTGACAGATCAAGGTGTCCCTGGGGTGGCGGTTCGTTTGACCCTTCCCAATATCGAGTACATTCAGGGATTCTTTTGGAACCTTATTGCGGCGCCAGCGGTAAACCCCGGGGTTGCATCCCCCTTTTCTCGGCAGCATTTGGACAAGAGCGGTTGGTTTATTCGAATATACAGAAGAAGGGTGGCTACGAACTTCACTGATTATGAGGATCTCGGAGTTCAGGCCGGCACGGTCGGGGTGGCAAAGGCCACGGGCCCGATCCTGCACAAAATCGAGGAGGATAATAGTTTCTATCTTTTGTCTGAGATACACATCGATGAGGCAAATGAGGGCTATTTTGTTGATGACGGCCAGTTGCTGCCAGACTACCATCGCAGGCTGCGGGATACACACGGCTACATGCAGATAGGGATGTACCCGGTTCCTAATGACAGGTATGAGGTTGAAGTCAGGTGCGTTCGGCGCCCCGCCGCGCTGACCAACAACACCGACGCCCCGTATATTCATGCTGAGGCTTGTGATCTTTTGGTGGACCGATCTCTG